ATGGCTTCCATGCTGATTGCGTTGGACTTTGATTTACTCATCGTCGTCATCCTCGCTAACTTGCTTTTTGCCGTTCGCTCCAGCCTTCCCACCCTTCATGGTGTTGCGGGCTTCGTTGTTCCCGGCGCGTTGCGCGTCGAGCGAGAACGGCAGATTGAACTTCTTCGCCAAGCCTTCTTCGCGAGCGCGCTGTGCGAAAGTCTCGCGGTAGTCGTCGCCGAGCTTCGCGCATTCCTTCTCGTAAGTGGAGAGGCCCGCCTTGATCCGGAGCATCGCTGCTTGCGTTTCTTTGAGTTCGTCCACCTGACCGCGGCCCGAAGCGATCCAGTTGCAGCGGGTGTAGGCGTCCTTCATCAAAGGGCGGTAGAAGTCGGTGCGGTTCTTGCCGCGCGGCATCGGAAGGTTGCCCGCCGCCATCTCTTCTTCCAGCCAAAGCTGATAAATCTGCGTCGCTGCGCGGTCGGCGCCGAACTTCTTCTTCGCGTTCATCGTCCGTTCGATCAGCGCCATCTCGGCCTTGATCCCCGAATAGTTGAACTCGGCAAAGTTACGCGACATTTCCGAGAAGCCGACACCGTGCGTTGCGGCGAGCTTGCGGATCAGCGAGTTCTCGAAGTCACTTCCGATCCCGCCAGGAGTCGCCATCGGCAGCATGTTGAGCTTGGTGCCGGGGAACAGATGCGGCATCTTCACGCCGTCGATTGCGATATTCTCGCTGGCCCCCAAGAACTCCTGGAGCATCGTCATGTAGTTGCCGATGGCCGAGATGTAGCCTTCCTGGCCACCGCCCATAGCGGCGACGACTTCGGGGTTCGGCAGTTCGGACTCGACGGCCGCGGCATAGCTGGCATCGACCACGGCCTTCTGGAGCATGAGTTCCGAGTAGGTCTTGGTCATGTTCGAGTGGGCCAGCGCGGCGACCATTTCCGAGATGCCGCGCGTCTGGTCGATCATCTGCGGATCGCGAACGTGGATCACCTGACGGCGGCCCCACGGCAGACGAGCTTCAACGATGTCCCACACGCCGATGTCGCGGTAGTTCATGTCATCGTCATAGCCGCGCCGGAAGTGATACCGGATCGGCTTGTTGTTCCGGTTCATCTCGACGCCGCGGGACAGACGCTGACCGCTGCGCGGATCGTAGCCGTCAGGCAGACCGTCGCGGTTGCAGAGACGATCCGGGGCGATCATCTGGATCGCGGTCTTGAAGGGGCGTGCCGGATCGCTGTCCTGATAATCGACCGAGCCGATGATCTCGCCGGTATAGCAATATGCGCCGACCCACAGCCGGAGCATTCCCGTGAAGCTCAACTGTCCGCTGGCGTCGAACCACCCGTCTTCGCTATCGGCGGCCAGGTTGAAGCGGCTCTCGGCCACCGCCGAGAACTCGTCGGCCCAATCCTGCGCGTACTTGCTATCGTTGCCGACGATCAGCCGGTAGTGCGGCTTGGCGTTGAGCCGGTAGCTCGCGCCGATGATGCTGTCTTTTTGGATGCGGACGGCGCCCTGCGTGTAGCCGTCATTCATCGTCATGTCTTTGCCGCGATCATCCGCCAGCTTCTTGCCGGGGTTAATCATGCGGTCAGGCGAACCCATGCGCGGGGTCCAGGCGACAGTCTCGCGCTTGGTCCGCTCGGCCCCTTCGAGGGCGCCGCCTAGTACAACTTCGCGTCCCGTGCGTCCGTCAAGGATCACATCGGTCTTGGGCTTTGCTCGCATGGTCATTGCCTCGGAAAGATGAAGCCGATAGGCCGCGCCCGATAGGCACGCGCCACGACTGGATTGAGACAACCTGTCAGGTCGATGATGCGCTTCTGAAGGAGCGCCAGGTTGGCGGTGGAGTATTCGATCTTCTCACCGTTCTGGTCCTCGAACCGCTTTACGGCGCGACCGGATGTGAGATCGTCATAGATAGCTTCAAGTCGGGCAATCCTCGCGGCCAGGGCGGCGCGTTGCGAGGGGGTGTCGGTCGGTGGACAAATCATTCCCTTACCCCATGTTCTTGCCGAATGCAGCGAAGTCGAATTGCTTGGTTTCTTGGCTCTGGAACGGCGTAACCGCCTCCGGACTGATGACTAGGGGGTTGTCGTCCCAATCGGCAGCGAAAGGCGGTGGCTTACTCCAGTTGATGTGCTCTATCCCAATCAAGCTCGAAACGCAAGCCCCGATGGCATAGTAGAACAAATCCCACGCTTCGTTACGTTTTGCGATCTTCTCCCACCCCTTGTTAGGGATGCGAGCTTCGGAAGTAAGTTCCGCGAAGAACCAAGTCATTTGCTCGTCGATTAGCCATTGCGGGAGATGGATCATCCCCTCACCTTCAGTCAGAATGTCCAAGCGGCCGTCGAGATTGTCTTTGTTCGTCGTCGGGTTGAGTAGCAGCACTGGAATTTCGCCGCGCGCCCCTGCTTTGCTCTGACCCTTGCCGCTGTCCGGATAAGTGATGCGGCTTCGCGGGGCGCCGGGGGTGGCGTCGCCCTTGAGCAAGTGGAAGCGACTCATGTAGCCGGTCTTCCGCATCTTGCGATAGAAGTTGTAGGCGTTCGCGGTGGCACCGGCCTTACCGCCCGAGTCGCACAGCGTCAGCTTGACCGCCATCTTGCGGCCGCTGTCATCGTCAAGCTCGTAGGTGGCGTCAACCACCATCTCCTTGATCTTGTCCCAATCGCCTAGCTGCGCGTGCGGCTTCACCCACAGGAAGCTCGGCTTGTCGGGCGGCGCGTTCGGGTCTTCACGGTCGCTGTAATGGATCGTGAAGCGGTCCACCAGATACATATCGAAAGGTGCGCCAGGGGCGATCCCGATAATCTGCACGACGAATGCGTTCTTCTGCACGTCCACCAGGCCGAGCAGGAATCGCACGCGGGGCGGCACCTTCTTGTAGGTCCATTCCTCGCACCGACCTTGCAACGCTTCCGGTGTACGCTGCTCGGTCTCCAAGATGTTCTTCGGGACATAGGGAAGTCCTAAGTCGGTGTTGAAGAACTTCGTCAGCGATCCTTCATCGCCGGTCGCGGCATAATCGTCTTCGGCGTCCAGGTAGGTCTTGACCAGTTCCGGCCATGTCACGAACGACGCCGCGACACCCATAAGCCAGAAGGACGCGATGTTCGATTCGACGCCATCGCCTTTGATGTAGCCATGCTCGTCGATGTACTGGCCCTCTTTCACCCACTGGCCCCATTGATTCATGGAGTGGCGCTGGCGAGGGCGGATGTGATAATCGCAATGCGGGCATTGCATCGTGGCGGTGGCGGCGCGCTGCGCGTTGGTCCGGAGTTCGTGATCCCACTGGATCATCTCCCACTTGCCCTCGAAGTAACTTCCGCATTCGGGGCAAGGCCAATGCCAGCGGCGGCGATCACCGCGATTGTAGAGAGCGAGGATGCCGGTCGTCGGCGGCGCCATGTTGCCGGTCACGACTTTCTTGTGGTCGATGATCTCGCGCGACGGGCTGCTCTCGGCCATGCACATGCCGTTCGACTGGTAGGTGGTCGTGCGCTTGAACGCGAGATCGAAAGCGTTGCCTTCGCCATCCACGTCATCTTCGATGCGGTCATAGTCGGTGATCGCGATGCGGCCGACCGGCTTACCGGACAGTTCGTTCTTCGACGGGTGCGAGATCGTCAGAAGCATCCCGTTGTCGAAGGTCTTGTCGAACTTGTTATCCGAGTTGCTGCCCTTGGCGAGCGCCTTCTTGACTTCAGGGGTATAGCGGATCAGTCGGTCGATGCGTCGCATGGAAAAGTCGCGCGCCGCGGTGAAGCTCTGGCAGACGATCATCATATCCTGACCATCGACGTGCGCGCCGTAGCCGGTCCAGTTCACGATGAGCGCGTCAGTCTTGCCTGTCTGCGCCGAGCCGACGAAGATCAACCCGCGGTACTCGGCCGAGTTCAACTCGTCAGCCGGTTCCTCCATATAGGGAGTGGTCTCGTTGCGGTACTTCCCGATGTAGGCACCAGGCTGGTTGACTTCCCGGTATTCCTGCGCCCACTCGCTGACCGTCATGCGGCGCGGCTTGACGAAGACCTTGGAAGTAACGGAACAGGCTAGATCGCACAAATCCGCATATTTAGATATCGACTTCCTCGTCTTCCTCGGCTTCAGGAAGTCGTCCACCGTGATCGTCTTGTGACCCCAGGCGTTCACGTCCTGTCTCATCTCGATCATCGGGGCGGTTAGCATAGTATTCCTTGAACCGTTCGGTGAGGGTTTCTTTCATGGCGGTGATGCCAGCATCTATGATACGCCGAAAGGCCTTGCGCTGTCCATCGGTAAAAGATTCTTCGCGATCCACGTCATCCACGGCCAGGAGCATGACTTGTCGGATGCCCTGTTCTGTGACCCCCATAAGCTCGACAACATCGGCTGTGGCCCAATAGTTCCCTAGCTCCCGCTCATAGGTCAGGCGAGCGCGCTGGCCATTCCAGAACTCCTTCAGGAGCAAGGGGGAAAGCTCTTGCGGCGACATCTGGCGGATGTACTGCTCGATCTCGTACCCCGGCTTCACCAGGCGCGAAGCGACTTCGGCGATGTTATAGACCTTGTAGCCATTGCGGCGGCCGACAGACACGATCCCCTTCATGCGCTGCGGTAGCGTCTTCGGGTCCGTGCCGAAGAGCTTGGCTATCTGGCTGACCGTCGCCTCGCCGGTCTCGACGAGTTCGGACGTTACATCGGTTTGGCGTTTCGTCACGTCAGGTTCTCTTTCAAGTGTCGGAGTTCGACCGCTAGGGAATCGAGTCGACTCTCTAGGGTGAGCGCCGGAGGGGTGAAGCGCATAAGGTTATAGTGGATCGCTTGCTCGCGCAAGGTCAGGCGCCGGGACCGGAGATTGAAGACCAAGGCGCCGATCTCGTCAGAAAGGCACATCGTCATCGAGATCATCCGGAAAGTGTTTGAACCTGTGCTCCATCGAAGCCGTGAAGCAATCCCACATCGCCTTCTCGCACCGGATGAGGGCGCCCTTCAATCCCGACACGCGATCCGAGAAGTTGTGGAGCACCGCCGCGTCAATCGCTTCACGGAGAGTCTTCCCGCTACCGAAGGCTTGATCGACGCCAGGACCGGCCAAGGTGACGATGACCCAATTCTTATTTTCGCGCAGCGTAATCTTGCCCGTCTTTTCGTTGAGAACTTCGTGCTTGTGGTGCTTCGCTTCCCACAGGGTAAGCCCCATCTCGCGCAACTCTTCAACGATGTGTGGTTCGACTTTCACAGGCATTGCATCGTCTCCGTCAAATCGCCGAGCGCTGCTTTCAGCCTCTGCACCGCGGGCTGCAAGCCGGGGCGAAGGCGGATCGCTTCTTCGATTGCGGCTCGAAGGGTCTCCCCGTAGCCGACAACCACGACACCGATCTCGCCGGGACGGCGTAGAAAGACTTGCCACGGGTCATCATCGCGAGCGATGTTCGGCAGCGTGCGCGCCGGGGTCTTCTTGAACAGGCTGATCGGCTGGTAGCATGACGCCACGAATCCGAGCGTGTTGAGATCGCCCGCTAGATCGGGTGGGAGTTTAGGCTGCGACATTGAACTCGGTCCTCCAATTGTCATTCGCTGCGAGCCTCGCTCTCGCCTTGCGGATGAACTTGAACAAGCGCTCTTGGCCTCTGTGCTTGTCCTCCAAACACTCATAGACCATCTCGTCGTAAGTGTCCACGCACGTTAACTGCCAAACGCGAACTAACTTCCGCTGACCTTGGCGCGACAGACGGCCGATCACTTGCTCGTAAAGCTCGCGGCTATAGAACGGATCGAAGATCGCGATGTCGTGGCCTGGACCCTTCTGGAGATTGAGACCGTGACCGGCGCTGGCAGGGTGGACCAAGAGCATTTTGATCTTGCCTTCGTTCCACGGCTTCGCGCACTTCGCATCTTTGTCCATGACCACGGCACGAGGGAACGCCTTCTTCAGCCTGGTCAGCGTGGACTTGAACCAATATGTCACCATGAGCGGCGTGTCGCCAAGCTCTTCGACTAGCTCCTTCAGGTCTTCGATCTTCTCGTCGTGGACCGCGACGACTTTCTTCTCGGCATCGTACACCGCTCCGGCTGTAATCTGGAGCATCTTGTTGAACAGCGCGGCCGAGTTCATCGCCTCGATAACCTGGTCGTCTAGCTCCAGTAGGAAGCTGCGCTCGAACGCCTTATAGCGGTTGAAGACATCGGTGGGCAGGACGATGCGGCGCTTGATCGGCAACCAGTCTTCGACTTGGACATACTCTCGCACATCCTTCAGCTTCACAACCTTGCAGATGTCGGCGATCTTCTCGTCGGCGCCGCGCCGGAGCTTCCATTTGCGATTCGGTAGCTCGAAGAAATAGCTCTTGTGATATCCCTGCATGGACTTGCCGAGCCGCTTCCCACGGTCGAGCAGGAACAGTTGGGCGTGCAGCCCTTCATAGCTCTCGCTCGCCGGGGATGCCGTCAGTTCGTGTAGCCGTTCGATCCGGCTGCGCGCTCGGTTGAGTGCCTTCCACCGCTTCGTCGATCCGTCCTTGAACTTCGAGCTTTCATCGACGATCACCGTATCGTAGGGCCACGTCTTGCCGGTCTCGCGGCCGCGCTTCTCCCAAAACTCGACAAGCCACACAAGCTGCTCTGCGTTGATGATGTGGACTTCGGTATCAGACAGCACCAGACGCTCGCGCTTGGCTTCTTTGGCGGCCTGACGGTACGGCTGCGCTTTCCGCGCGGCGTTGCGGGCGGCCACCCTGGCTGTCTCACCGACTCGGCGCTCGGCAGCATAGAAACGATCATAGTGCTCGCGGTAGATGGCTTTGATGTCGTCGTCGTTGTCTTCGGCGCGGATCAGCGTGTGGGTGATCGCGGCCGACTGCTTCCATTCCTTGATCTCTTCCGGCCAAGTGGCTCTGGCCACGCGGAGCGGGGCGACGATCAGCGCCTTGCCCTGCCACCCGCCGTTGAGCAAGTCGGCGATCAGTGTGAGCGAGATCACCGTCTTCCCCAAGCCCACGTCGATGAAGAGCGCGGAGTACGGATTCTTCTTCAGATGCTTGACGCAACTGACCTGAAAAGGGTGAAGGTCGTCGCGCCCGCGGATGACGTGAGCGTAGGTCTCGGCGAGCCAAGTTTCTGCGTCGAAGCGCCGTTCGAGATCAGCGTTATATAGCATCGTCTCCGTACTTCTTGCGGATCAATTCTTTAATGCGATCCGGGTAGGCCACGCGATAACCACCGGGATCGAGGCGAACTAACTTCCGATATCCGGCTACGCTGTCACACCACCAAGCCTCTTGCCCTGCATTGCGAAGTTCCCATATTCGCATCCACTGTTGCTCTTCGGGTTCCTTGCCGGGGCGCTTGAACTCGATCAACATGGTGCCGCCTGTCACCTTACCGGCCAGGGTGTCAGGCACGCCACGGATCGACTTCCCTTCAACTTGCCAGAAAAGCAAATCGTTCGGGCGCGCGTGCTCGTCGCGGCACTCGTCTTTGATTAATCCTTCAGGCTGGCGCTTAGACACCGGCAAGCTCTCCCGCCAAGCACTCGAACTGATATTCCAGATATCGGAGTCGATCACGAAGCGCCAAACCGCCCCAATGATACGCCATAGCCGCTGCGATTCCTGGGTAGGTTATGCTGCGCTGGAGCCAGCGATCTTCGCTAGGGGGTAAACGGTTCTGGCCGCTGTCCGTTTGGTTGGCGAACCGCTCCATGATCTTGCCGAGCTTAGGGTCCATCACCATGCGCCCCTGCTTTCGCACCGTATGCTCCAACGGGGTATAAGCTGTGCCGTCACTCGGCCAGAAGCACGTCGCTTTTGAGGCGTCGTGACCGAACTGGTATGGCTGGATAATCTGCGCGGGTTTTCGGATGCGGGACGAAAGGCACGATATGGGATTCTCGGCAATCAGGTTTGGGACAAGAAGCAACTTCCGGAAGTTCTCAATCGCCAGTTCCGTTTTCTCTGCGCGCTCCGGGTTGTTCTTGTTGCGATGAAGACCGGACACCGTGACATAGGTGCATTCCGGATGTGCGATAATCCGGTCGAACATATTGGCCGGGAAACGCTTCAGGAACTCCCACACGTCACCTTGCCAGTGCTGTCCCGGCGTCATGCTAGGCAAGAGATCGACGGACACAGCATCGTGGCCCGCCGCGGCAAAAGCGTTGCGAACCGACCCGCTGCATTCGTAGAGAACCGCTACCCTCATTCGAGCAGACCCGACAGAGCCTTTGTCAGCGCGTCGATCTCGCCTTCGAGCACTTGGAGCGCGGGCTTCACGCCGATCCCGCCGTAGCCGGGGTACTTCTTGCGCGGCAACGGCTCGGTGACGCATTGGCGATCCGATCCCGGCCACTGGTGCTTGGCGTTGTCGCCGTTCCAGACGTTCCACATGCAATCCATGAGCGGGCTATTGCCCCGCTCGCTCTTCAGGAATGCCAGTCGCCATGTCAGCTTCAGTTCGAGATCGGGAGTGTGATCCACCCACAGTCCCTTGCTGCGGCCGCCGACATTCCAGAAGGTTTGCTTGAGCAGCATCACGACATTCGGCGTGAACGTCAGGGCGCGGCGGATGAACTCTTCGGCCAAGCTGAAGGGCGGGTTCGACACGATGGCGTCGATCTCCGGCATGTCCCATCCCCACTTCGCTCCCGGCGTCTCGGTCAGGAAGTCCAAGCCGCCGTAGCCGTAGCCGGGGTACTCGCGAAGGTCGGTCGAGATCACCGTGAAGCCATGCCATTCGAGAACGCGAGCGAGCCGACCATCGCCGCACGCCGGTTCCCAAATCGTCTTGATCGGGGTGCCGTCCGGACGCTTCATTGCCTTCAGCACTTCGATGATCGACTCGGTGCCGTCAACCGGCGTAGGATAGAGATCGGCGGGCTTGCGCTCCCACTTCTTATACGACGATATGATGGCGTTGGCCACTCCGGTCGCGGGCGGGTTCGGATAAACGGAAATAACTTCCGAGATGTTTTTCGGCTCGATCAGCCCTTGCGCTTTGGCGGCCGCGCGGAACCGCGGCTCGTCGGTCACATCCTGCGTGAAGGGGTCGTTATTGAACTCATCCCAAAACAGCCCTTCGCTGTCAGCGTCATAGTACAATCTCATCGTCAGTCCTTCCGGTAAATCTTCGTTTCCATATGAGCGGCGTTCAACGGCATGTCACCGTACCACTTTTTCTTTCGGATCATCAGCACTCGCATCTGCTCGCCGTTGTGATCGTTATCGTTCGCCGCTTCCTCTGCAATCGCTTCATCGTGAACATGGCCGATAAGCCAGAATCCGGCGTAGTGCAAATTGAGCAGACCTTCAGCCAGGATGTCACGCGCAATCGCTTGCACGATATTCTCAATGAACTTCCCGCCGTGGCTGTTGATGCGAAGCCACTTCGATCCGTTCTGTTGCTTCCCCATGTAGGAGATGCTGTCTTTCCAATACTCGTAGCGCTCGCCGGTCTTGCGATCCACGCCCTGCATCTTCTCTTTGCGGATTTGCGGCGACTTGTAAAAGATGCAGCGACCGGAAGGAAGTTCGCAAACCAGATAGGGCTTCGACATATAAAACTTAACGGGGCCGACCTTGCGCGTGCCGCCCTTCCGGATGACGTGCATCACCGCTTCTTCGAGATCGTACCAGCATTGCGGAATCTCTTTATAGACGCGCCGGAAGGTCGCCACGTTCTTGTGCGATTCCTTGCGCGTCATCTCGACGCCCATGTTCTCTGCGTAGCCCCACAGGCCTGTCTTCTTGCCGTCCTTGATCTCGCCCCCGCCCAAGCGATAGCCCGCGCCGAGCGTGGCCGGTTTCGCCATCTTCCGCATGAGCTTCGTGACTTCTTCGTAGAGCACGTTGTAGAGTTCGGTCGCAAAATCCTTATAGGCGTCTTTGCCGTTGCGGAACACGTCGAGCAAGCGTTCGCAGCGCGCCACCCATCCGATCACCACCGACTCGATTGACGCGAGATCGCAGACGACGAGCTTCTTGCCCTTCGGCGCCCGCACCGACGAGCGCACCAATCCGGCCAGGGCGTCGAGCGGTTCTTTGCGGTAAAGCTGCAAGGTCTCATAATCGTTCTGACGGATGATGTCCGTCATCTGCATGAGCACCTTTTCCGACTCGATGTCTCG